TTCAATACTTATTTTCATATCATTACTCATCACTCTCTCCTTGTTTAATTAATCAGCTCACCGTAAATAGCTTCCGTACAGCGGATCATAAGTACGCTCAAAAATATCGGGTTTGCAGGGGTAAAATTCACCTTGAATACCCTTAATAATGTAATCACCCTCTGTTGCAACATGACGAACTCTATTGTCGAAACCGTCTTCAAGAGTAATCACTTCAAGTTCACCTTTTGCTCCAACGTGCCTTTGCTTACTTTCCGATCCGCAAAATTTGCCTAGCCAGTTTTTTAACAAATTACTCGCGGGATAAGTATATTGAACCGCCTCAATGGTTACTGGTTTTTTCCGGTATTTATTAACTTTCATCACTCTCTCCTGTTAATTAATTAGCTCGTTTTTGGCATCAGTGAGCCACTCTGACCAGATTGTTACACCATCACAGCACTAACTATGATTCTTTCTGTACCTTTAGATACTGAAGTGAATCAACCATTGACTGGGCTTGTTGGAGACTCATAACTTCTTTTTGAAATTTTCCATTCAAGTTATAAGCAAATATGATGTGTGTTTCCCCAGTAAACATAAAATCATAATCAAATACATGGAATACTAGGTCACAATATAAAATCTTATAACCTAAAGGAAACTGGGCTTTGACTTTGGACTTAAGAATGTCCTTAAAAGTAGAATGCGGTGGTGTTTTTGGTGGTAACATTAAAACTCTCCTTATTTATGATTCTTTTAAAACGGTATGTCTTCATCTATGACAGTTAAACCTTGTGGTGCAGATTGTGGTGCAGATTGTGGTGAAGATTGTGCGCCATCGGTAAAAAACACTTTAACATTACCCAAGATTGGAGTCTGCACACCCTGATCGCGCTCTTCTTTGTCCACACTTTGGCTGATAAAACCGTTATTTTCGTATTGATCCTTTTGATCTGTGTCTACAAAAGTGGTTAAATCAAGGTAAGTACCTTTTGCCCCTGCATACAGGCGAGCTTTTTCGATCTTTGTAACGTCAATTCTGACTGATAAACCTATTTTCATGATAATATTCCAGTTTGATTAATAATAATTGTAACAGCTTTGTCTATTTCAGCCGCTAGTTTTTCAATATACTCGTCGTCTCGCTCCACCCTAATAAGTAAGTGAGGCAAAGTCTCAGAATACGCCATTAAATCCCACCAATCACACCCAGTTATCATCATACAGCCCATTATTTGTTGCTTGTACTTAGTGATAAATGTTTTATTGTTGCGATGGTAGCCTATGATTGTCGAATCAGCCGGACATTTAATCTCTAAACCACCATCTTCACCCACCAAACCGTCAGGTGAACACCCAAACTCTTCAGAATCGTCCAGTATAAACCCATATTCGGTTACTTTTTGCTCAGTTATGAACTCGTAATGCTCTCTAGCTTCTGGTTCGAGCCTTGTTCCCCTCTCCATGTGCTCATTGACGTAAATAGGGACGCGAATGCCATTTAATCTCTCAGCTATAAGCTCGTTTATGTAAGTATCTGCACTGGCACTGGGCTTTCCTGACGATGTTATTAACTTGTTAAACATGGAAGCGGATGGTCTACCCAATCTAGCGGCAAACCACTCGTCACTCCCTTGTTCATGGTCTAATATAATCACTTGTTAGCCTTTGCCTTAAGCGCACTGACAGCTTTAGAGTAGTGTATAGCTAACATTTCATCGACTGAGCTAGTTTTAAAGTGTTGCAAAAAGACTTTAACATCGACACTATGCTCTGCTAGTAACGCTTTAATCTCTGCGGCCTGATCTTCTGACACTACAGCAGTTTTATTCTGATTATTACGAATCATTGCTGACTCTGCATCATCATCTGCCGTTGGGATTCCTGCAATAGACTGCAAAGCGTACCGTCTTGCGTAAGTTATTGCGCTTCCTGCCGACTGTGGGTCAGCTTTAGTGGTAGGTAGTGTATAAGAATGCTCTAAATACTCACCAGATTCGTGCATTAGCAAGGTTACTACGCCTATTCTACCTTCGTCATTCGTTGGGAATTGAGTGTAAGAAAGCCCATGGTTTGCAAACGGCTCTTTAATTGCCTTAATTACAGACGTTAAATCAGCATAGTCAGACTTAAAGAATGGGTTTTTACTATCTTTTACTGCACCGCCCATTTCTGCTTGAGCTTTGCATAAAGATTCTGCTAGGTTTTTAATTGATTCGCTTGATTTCATTAGTGACTCCTTGCTGATTGATTCTGCTCTAGCACATATCGTGCGCCATAGCCTATGTAGTATGCTTCTGACTCTTCCTCTTTGACACTATTTCCATGCTGACAGTCATAATTTCCACGGTCAAGGTCATTTAAAAACTCAATATCGCTTCTGTTATTCATTTGGCACCCCACATTGTTTCCCACTTGCTTAGAATTGCTTCAAATTCACGCTCTTTCTTATCAAAAGCTAACTTATCTTCCATCGTAAACTCTGACAAAGCCGCAACTGGTGGCCTCTCATAAAAATCTAAATCGTCAGGGTCTTTTCCGGTTAGCCTTCCCATGAAATTGTTAAAATAATCTTCTGGACACTGTATCGGGTTATCTTTCATTTTATTATTCTCTGTTGTTGTGGATTTATTCTATAACTATTGTTGCCACCTTGTCAAACTTTTGTTGACTATCTCACTAAATTAAATTAAAGTTCACATTCACTATAAGGAATTTACTATGAATATTAAAAAATCCATCGAACACTTTATGTATGATATGCGAATGAATCAAACTCAGCTTGCTTTTAAGGCAGGGATGGACATTTCTAGCTTTAGTAGAATTAGAAATCAGGTTAGATCACCAAGTTTGGAGACAGTTAATAAGCTCGCTACTGCTTGTGAAGTTAAAGTGAGCGAATTTATAGCGGCTGGTGAGTAATGAATAAAGGATACTACGCAATTATTCCTGCTGATGTGCGTTATGACGTGCGCTTAACGCCTAATGCCAAACTTTTGTATGGTGAGGTCACTGCTTTATGCAATGAGAAAGGGTTTTGTTGGGCAATGAATGAGTATTTTGCAGATTTGTACTCTGTTAGCAAGGTATCAGTCAGTAAATGGGTCGGTAACTTGAGGGATTGCGGGTATATTGAGGTGCAAATGCAGTACAAAGAAGGCACTAAGCAGATAACTAATCGCTACATAAGGCTGTCTACCCCCCTTAAAGAAAACTTTAATACCCTCACAAAGATATCTTTAATACCCTCACAAAGAAAAGTTAAAGACCCTCACAAAGAAAAGTTTAAAGATAATACTACAGTTAATAATACAATTAATAATACATCTAATATAGGGGAAACAAGTTCCCCAGTTGTACATAAAGAAAAAGATTTAGTTGTTAAGCCAAAAAAGAAACCAGTAAAAAGATTTGTGCCTCCTACTCTGGAAGAGGTCATTGATTACTGTAACCAGAATCCAACAGGAATTGACCCTTTAAGTTTCTGGAGTTTTTACGAATCAAAAGGGTGGATGATTGGCAAGAACAAGATGAAAAGTTGGCCTCACGCTGTAGGAACATGGAAGGCAAACAGGATAGCCAAAAATAATGAGCGCAGAGTAACCAAAAGCGACTCGATTAAAAACGGTAAGTCTATCCACGAAAAATTAACTGATACAACATGGTACGGAGAGTGACATGGGAATAGATAAAAGAGCAATATTAATTGAATACAGAGGCGATAACGCTAATTTAGTTTCTGGGGATATTTACACTAGGCATGACATAGCGCATGCGTTTGGAGTATCGGCAACAACGGTAAGTAATAAACTTGATGGCAAAAATATAATTACTGATAGTGATTTAACGCTAACAAAACCAAAAAAATATAGTAGAAAGTCACAACCTATAAAGAAAATGACTTTTATAGGCGAGAATACAAATCTTTTTAAGACAGGTGAAAAGTACACTTGCAAAGAAATATCCCAGTTATCGGGAATACATGCCAAATCTTTGTTTAGCCGCATAGGTAGCGGGACAGTGTTTAACGAACACCATGTTCGTCCGATTACTGGAAAAACATTTGAAGGCAATAAACCTGTTGTTGAATCTCAGTTTGAAACCTATTCTCACGTGGTTAGCGCAAAATGGTTAAGGAGGAAATTCTAATGCCTGAAGGTTATACAGTAAACAGTGACTCATCCTTGGAAAACTATGTAAAGTTTGCAACTGAATTGTATGAGAAAAAGAAATACATTACGTTCAATTACAAGCTAGGCAAACCAAGAACCATAAAGCAAAACACTGCAATATGGGCTTTCTGTGAAGACATAGCTACCAAGTGCAACAATGCAGGGTATGAGATGCAA